GTTGCACAATGTTGCTTCAAGGGTGCTATCGACTTAGCAGTAGCTAATAAGATAACAGTCGAGGAGATTAACGACATGACTGCAACGTTTACAGAAGCAATATTAGGCAAGTACGGAAACGGCATGGTCACACAAGTGGAAACACCTGCAAAGCCAGTTTTTCAACCTAAGAAAAACTACAACAATGCTAACTCTGGAAAACCAAAAATTGGTAACCCAAATGAAGATGCTAGTGACAAGCAACTTTCATTCATTAAGAGCTTGATTAAAGAAATTCCTGCAAGTGAGCAAGATGCATTTAATCAACTGCTTAACGGTAAAGTTACTAAAGGTATTGCTAGTGGAATGATTGAACAACTAAAACAAAAAGTTGACGAGAATGTTCCACCAGTTGCTAAGACAGATACTGCTAAAGATGTAGCACCGTTCTAAGTGGACGGTAACAACATCAAGAGCGATATATATTTTGCTATTGTGCCTGAATGGGTAATTGACGCACCTATTTCGGCACAAGCAGTCAGACTATATTCTGTTCTTAACAGATATGCCAACAAGGATGACGCTACGTGCTTTCCAGCAATAAAGACTATTGCTAAACGTATGCACACATCCGATTCAACAGTTAAACGTGCTTTAAACGAATTAAAAGATATTAAAGCAATTTTAGTAGAGGCACGTTACAACAAAGCAACAGGAGAGCAAACCAGTAACTTATATACAGTTATGCATACACCAGCGTTCATATATGAACCACCCCAAGTCAAAGATGACCTAGTGGGCAGTTCGCATAAGAGCTACAAATCAAAGCCAATTAAACAAAGCAAGTTTGCAGAGCAATATAAAGCCCTAACAGAAGCAATATATATGCCTGCAACAAAAGTTGAGATTGGTGGATTTAACAAGTGTGCGAAGCAGTTACAAGAAGCTGGGGCTACGTATGACGACATTATCGACCGAGTGCTTGTCTATCGTAAGGAATGGACTACAATGTCTGTTACACCTTATGCAATAGTAAAGCATTGGTCAATGTTAGGAGAATTATTACAGGAAAAACAAACTGAGCAACTACCTATGTGCGAGGGATTAAACCATTTACAAGTCCGTGACTTTGAAGATGGCTTCCAATATTGTGCTAGATGTAAAGTTGAATATCCTGCTAAGAATGCTTACATACCAAGTAGCTGACAAAGATTGGGGTATATGTGAAATAGAGCTAGAGGAGAACTCTAGACAGGTGCCTTTCGATGTATTATCATCATAAGCAATGCCTTAGTGAACATCACTAATCCCCAAACTCATAACCAAAATTTTTTAAAACTTCTACACATACATTTTCAATATCATCTAACTCAAAACTTACAATACCTTTAGTTGTGCCATCAGGCATACTTACTTGAATAAACGGTTTACCCATACCACCAAATGCCCTATGTGATATATCAGATTGTTGTTTAGATTTATAAAAAACGGTAGATAGTGGATTAACTTGTTTACCAGCTTTAACCTCAACTCTTAAACCAGTTGCCCAATTTTCTTCGTGAGCATCTGCACCATGAAATCTATTGTTAGGTATATTTAATTTTTTACGAGCTAGATTTTGTTTTCTTCTACCTTTAGACCTATTCCTACGATTGATACAAGTTCTACAATCACACTTTGTTTTAAGCTTATCCGTGTTAGGACATTTCCCAGCCATCTTTTTTTGTGAATTAGGTTGCCCCATACCTTGCATACCTGCGTGTTTACGTGCTTTATATTCAGAAAAAGATTCATCTGGTTGCCATTCAACTTCAGCCATCAACTAATTTCTTTTCCTGCACTTTAAGTCTTTTAAGATATTCAGATTCCATATCGTCACAATCTTCCATACGTGTTCTGTAATAACAAACAACGGAAATACGTTCAGCATCTTCACTATTGCTAATGAGTTCAGTATTACCATGCCACTGATGAGCGTCAAAGATTAACAAATCTCCATGCCCCATTTTGAATGCAACTCTATATTCAGGCAACACAAGGTAGCCACCTTGCATATCGCCTTTTTTAATACAAGCTAGGGTAGATATACCATCATCTAAATCGCCTTTATCTGTGTGTACACCAGTAGGATATGAGTTGTTTACAGTAACAGTTGTAAACGGTGTATTAGGAATAACCCAATCATCATGTGTTCTGTTTACAAATTCCATTTGAGCGTTGTATCTGTCTGGAGCTTTATCTTTCATCTCATCTCCAATGAATTGAAATAAAGGAAATAGCTTTTTATATTTTTCAGTTTCTTTACCACTATAAGCAGTCAATCTACAATATTGTTTCGCACCGACTGCATCAAAGCTACCAATAATTGCACTAGCAATACTCTTAGCAGTAGCAGAACGTTTACCCTCGCCTTTACTTATACGTGGAGTTCCAGATGCAAGACCTCTATTATTGGTTTGATATTTTTTCAAACCATGCAAGGTTTCATAGGATTCATCCATTATCTCATCAGGTATAACTGCTTTTTGAAATATAGCGACAACACGCCCATCAGTACCACGTATAGTGGTGTCTTTATGTATTAGCAAATTGTAATCATCATCAGTAAGAATTTTACCAATCTTCTGTTTCAATTCCTCTGGACTTATTTTGCTTCTTAATCTAATATCTATCATTTAAAATTACCCTTGCCCTCCAGTATCTCTCCATCCACTTTCATCTAGTACTTTATTTATAGCTTCATCTATGTACTGTCCACGCATTTCTCCAAAGATTGCATCAACAACTTCAATAAATTCTTCCTGTGTGTATTTACTTATATCGATTTGTTTTATTAGTTCTATTAATTTTTCAACCATTTTTAATCCACCTATTTTTATTTAATGAATACTGATAATTATCAGTATAATACTTATATTTCTTTCTCCATAACATAAAATTTTTAGGAGAAAAATTAACAATTCTTAAATCAGGGTAGTTATCAGGTCTGGGCTTATCAGCAATAAGATTAGGGTAAAGCACTTTTAAGATATTAATTTCATGTTTCCTCATTTCTTTTCTTGCATTTTTACTCCCAATACCTCCAGCTTGAAAATATTTAGCTTTAGGATGCATATAATCATTTATCAACACAACACCATAATGAACTAGATGTCTTGCAGTATTGTGAAAATCATCAAGTGTTAATGCAAACATATTGTCAAACTTAAAATCTTTATCCTTATGCCATAGCGTAAGTTTGCCATGACAAAATCCATACTGTTTATATTTTTTATTAGCAAAAAAATAATTATCAGTAGTAAGAAATCCAATAAGATGTGCATTAATTTTTTCTGCTTGTGTAATTAAATCTTTAGTCCTTATTTCAAATTGTTTAGAATCAATTTTTCCCCAGTCATCTTTATTTTTATTTGGATATGTAAGATATTTAGAAAGTTTATTGTTCAAGCCATAAATATAATCTATATTGTCATCTGCAAAAACAACCCACTCATCATGTTCAACAATATTTTCTATTGCATATTTAGTCTGTCCATTCTTACCTTGATTAGTTTGTGTATTAACAACATTAAAATTGTGTAACTTTTTATATGCTATATATTGTTCCTCATCATGTACTAATAAAGTAACATCATAATTTTTAAAAACTTCAAGATAGGGTGTAGTAATAGTTTTACTACGATTGTGTGTAGGTATTATTAATTTCACTTACCAAATAATTTGTCAAAGATAGACGGTCTATCTCCAATACCATTTTCAATATCTTTAGCTGTGTTAAGTACAGCTTCATACAAAGCATCAGTACCAGTTTTTTCTGTGTACTTTTGTATTGTTGCCATGTTAACTAAGTAAACAGAGTGGTCATCTTTCTGTAAAGCTAATATCACTTCATTCAACTTATCTTTAGGTTTGTAATCGCTTGGTTGTGAAATACGTTCCTGCACTTCTGCTATTTCTTCATCAGTCAAAGCAAACCCACCAGTAAATTCTTCAAACTCGGTAATAGCAACTTCATCAACAGCAGATACAATATCATCAACTTCGTCAGCAGAATAACCAGTACCTAAAAGTTTCCCTAATTCCATAAACTCTGTAAGCAAATCGACCATGATTTCTTTATCATAAGTTGCAAGTTCATTAGCTCTGTTGTCAACTAAAACAATTTTTTTCGCTGTCACTTCATCTACATCTACAAACATAGCTGTACATTCTTTCATACCTAGTTCTTTCATAGCTAACCATGTGTGATTACCAGTAAGTATTTCATTTGTATTTTTATTTACAGTTAAAGGTCTGTACTGTCCGTGTTTTTCAATACTTATTTTTATAGCTTCAATATCGCTTGTTCTAGGATTATCTGGAAACTCCTTTAAAGAATCAACTGCGACTTTTAAGACTTCATACTTCATATTTAATTACGTACCAATTTATTAGCATAACTTTCAACAGCAATCAACCCAGCTTTAGTTGGATTAACTTTGTGGTAGTCTGCAATAATTCCAATAGCTTTTTTATAAAGATAAAATTTTTCATCTGTGAGAAGTAACACGACATCTATTACTGCGTTCAGATTAGCTTCTGCTGGCTCTTTAGAGCTGTTTTGAGCAGGTGCATCTACTTCAGTAGGCAAGTCTTTAAGAACTTCATCAAGTGCTTCTTCTGTGTAACCTGTACCAATAAGTTCTCCTACATCTTGCATTTCTGAAATAGCTTTTTCAAGTTTTTCATAATCATAAGTAGCATCATCATTTAATTTATTATCAACTAACATAATTTGTTTAGCTTGTTCGTCAGATACATCTACGTACCAAACAATAGCTGTTGCCCATCCAAGTCTTTTAAGAGCTTTAAAGGTGTGGTTACCAGCGAGAATAACATTATCTTTACGATTGACTACAAGAGGTCTATATTGACCGTTCTCTAAGAGCGATTCATAGATAGTATTAACATCTCCAATACGTGGATTGTTTGGATATTCTACCAAATCGTATAATGAAACTTCTGCGTGTTCTTTCATGTGGTTATTTTAATCTAAAAGTAACTATTTGTATTACTAAAATAATAATAAGTAAAAATTGCTCAATACTCATATTTCCCCCAACATTGTTGCGAACTATTCCAATGGTGCCACCCATCATTATAAACTAGCCAAGAAGCCATACGTGTAGATACTTCAGGATTGTTTCTGTTTGACTTGACACCCAGTTTATCTTTGAGCCATGCCCATGTTTTATCATTAAATTGCCATAAGCCAATATCACTTGTTTTGTTTGTGTTGATGTTTCGTGCAGAGCTACGCCCACTACTCTCGCAGTATATGACAGTTAATGCCTTTACGACATCTTTCTCATCAAAATATGATGCAACAATAGGTTGCCAATCTATCACGTGTTCTATGATTATTTGGTGCTCTCTGCACACTTGGTATTCTGTTAAAGAATCAAGCGTTAACGTGTTTGGTATCAGGCAACTTATTATCGGTACTAACAGATTTACTATTATCTACCTCTAACCTAGTTATTCCTAAAGGTAAATCTTCAAAAGAATAAATACCCTTATCATTTTGTTTTATCAGTTGTGGTTTCCCATATACTGAATTTTCAATGCCTACAATTTTTTCTGCTGACATACTTTCTCCTTATGCACAATTAATGGTATAAAGAATGAAATTTATTGCAAGTAAATATGAAAATAATTAAATTAGTAGTATATAAAAGCCCAATGTTTATAGGGTTTAGGTTATAGGCACTTGCACCCTAGACGCTAATAAACCCTCTTAAATCGTCTTAAAACAGTCTGTTTGTGACGTGTTTAGAGTATTTTCAGGTTATCCCAGCCATCCTCATTAACTGTGAAAGATAAAACACCATTTCTGGACATATTGCCTGTTCTTGCTTTAAATTCATCAGACTGGTCTAGAGATGGAGCTTGAAACCATGCACGACCAAGTTGTTCAACAACTCTCAAATGATGATAATGACCAGTTACTAAAATCTCACACATACCTGCTGGAAGCCATCCATACATTTGACCTTTCCACCACTTCTCAATCTTACCCCAAATATCTCCACCACCAGTAGTCATGTGTCCATGTGTAAATGCAATCCTTTTACCAAAGACTTCAAGAGCTAAATGAAAATCATCAGGTACAACAACCTTTACGTGCTTGTAACGTTCTCTACCTTTTATAATTTCTCCAACTATTTGTATAGAAGCTGTATCTGCGTTATCTAAACGATTAGTCATAACACTTGCCTTACCTGAACGATTCTCTCCATGATTTCCTGGAACACCACCAAGTACAATAGATTCAGCTTGACCTAAGAACGCATCAAGTATTTCAAGAATCATAACTCTAGTAAGATGTTCTTGTTCAGATTTAGATAAAGATACATTAAATGCTTGGTGGTCAAAAAAGCCAAAACAGTTTTCAATTAAATCGCCAAGTCCAATAAGATAGATTTCTTTCACAATGTGACCTTGCTTTTGCAAATCTTTAAGCTGTTTTTTCCCGTTTGCAATTCCACGCCTTATTAATGCAATAGTTTCTTCAACTCCTAAATCTTTTTTTCCAAGTTGCCAGTCAGCCATAAAGAAAAACCATGCACAATTACCACCCTTTTTAACTTTGATAGGTTTCTTTTTTTTAATTTCTTTAAGAAGTTTTGCATAGCTTTTATCATGATGTGGATTACGTTTTTTAATAACTGCTTTGAATGCATACATATCAACAATTACGCCACCTTTTTGCTGTGCATTCCATGTAGAAAATTTAATAGTATCTTCATCAATATAAAATTCTTTACTGTCAAAACCCCACTCATTTAATAAAGAATCATATTTGAAGTTGTTGTTGTCGGGCTGTACATGAAGTATTTCGCCAGTCTTTGTGTTTTCATCAAAAGATGCACGAGGTTGCCACCCACTAGGGTAGAAGTTATTACCTAGTTCTTCATTATGGGCTATATCTTTACGTTTAGATATAAGACCTTTGGTGTCTTTGTCCATACTATATATTGTAGAACAAATGTTCTAGAATGTGTCTAGTTACATTAAAATAGTAATAAGTGTTGCAATAGAGATTCCAGCTATAATCCAGCCATATATTTCTTGCCGTGTAGGTCTTGTAGCCAAATCTTTTTGTAGTTGTTCTAGTTTTTCAAATATCTTATCAATATCTACCATAATTTTCTGAGTCATTTCCTTTTGTGTATATCCGTTATCAGCCATTACAATGCTCACTTCCATATTTGCAGTTGCAAATCTGCACGAATGAACCGTCCTCTTGAACTGTAACCATACACATTATTTTACCAACACTTTTTTATTTGCACATTCGTAACAAATATTATGTAAGTCTTTTAGGCAACCTAAGTAAATACCGTCTGTACCACTATGTACAATGTTTGTTTCTGATTTACAATATTTGCAAATTTCCGTCATTTTCTAAATCCTATCGTTAACAACCATATAGCTAAAGTAACAACAGTAGCAATAGCAGTTATTGTTTGTGCTTGTCCAGTAAGAGTCAACGTTGCAATTACTAAACCACTTAACGTCCAACTTAAATTTAACGTTTCTTTAACAGCTTGTATAAACCAAGACCATATCTTCTTTATCAATCAAATCTCCTCATAGCTAAAGACACTACCCTAACTAAAATAGTCGGTATAATAACCTCGTGTGCTTTATCCTTTTGGTCTTGCGTCATGTCATTCGCAATATTGTTTAAACTTATATCACTTAAATCTACATCTATAATAACACTAATTGGGCTAGCAATAAAAGATTCAAATGCGATTTCTGTTGTAGCGTCTGCAAGGGTATAAGGTTGAGATGACTTGTCAGCATTTTCTATTGCTCTTTCAACAAACTCATCAACAGCTTGTGCAATATTTTTATCATTCTTTACAGCTTCTGCGATTATCTCGACATCTTCTGTTTCAGTAAAACCTAAGACTTCAGCAACTACTTCAACTTGTTCTTCAGTAAGTTCTTCTTCTTGTGCGATAGTTATAACTTCTTCTACAACTTGTGCTACAACTTCAAGAACATCTTTGCTAACTTCTGCAAGGTTTTCCAATCCTGCGTCATTAACCTCTTTAATGATTGCAACAACTTCAACTGTTTCCAGTTCTTCAACATATTCTTCAATGGCTTCTTCAGTAACATCAGGTATATCAATGACAATAATTTCTTCAATAGATTCAACAAGTTCAGCTACCTCTTGTTCAATTTTTTCTTCATTTTCCACTCTTGGTAATGTTGTGGGTGGCGTATCTTCACTAACAACTTCCTGTACTGCCTCATCCAAAACTTCCTTGACATCCTCTTTAACTTCTTCATTTAAAATCTCCTCTAGTTTTTCATCTTGTATTGGTATTTCATCCAAGACTTCGGTAACAATTTCTTCCAAATCAAATTCAATAATCTCGAACTCAATAGGGAGTTTTTCAAACTCCACAACTTCATCTTCAGGTATTTCCTCTTTAAGTGTGTCGAGTACAGTAACATCATCCTTAGGAATGATGACTTCCACATCTTCTTTATTTTCAATAATAATTTTTTCATCAACGACTTCCTCAACTTTTTCTTCTTTAATAATTATAATACAGTCGCCACGCTCTATTTGGGCATCAGTCATAAAGCAACCAAACTCAGCTTCATTATCTATTCTCTCTTGGTCACGCTCAATAGTTCCGTCATTGACATCAGCTTGGGTATAGGTTTTATCTACACCTTCAACTTTTACATCAACAATAATTTCTTCAGGAGTAGGAGGCGGTGGCGGTGGCGGTGGTGCAACATAAACTTCTTCTACTTTTGGTGGCAAAGTTGTAGTTGTTGTAGTACTTGTAGTTGTAGTTGGTG